GCTCGTACCGCTGGTACTTGGGGTAACTCAATCGGTGTGGATATTTGTCCTAGTGCGCGAGCATTCTCACAGCAACTTGGTTCTCTGAACCTAGTGAATGGTGCCGGTGCAGTTGGTGATTTGTCTATCACAGTTGATAATCAAGATGCAACTGATGCGACAATCGCAATCGGTGATATCATTCAGTTCTATACAGCAAGTGCTATTGTTGCAACCGTTAACGGTGCAATCACAGTACCATCTAAAAACCTTACGGTTGATGGTGTTTCTGGGACACTTGCAGTTGGTCAACGTGTTCTTGGTGCAGGCATCTCTGATGGTGACGAAGTGGTTAAAATTGCCACAGTTACTTCGCAGACTGCTGTTATCCTTGATAAAGCAATCACGGTTGCAAACGATATTCCTTTGGTGTTTTCTGCTGCTGCGGGGCACACTAAAGTAGAATCGGGTAACGTAGAGTACGAAGTTACTGCTGTTTCGGGTGAAGTTCTGACAATTCGGGTTCTTGATGACCCTGCTGGTGGTGGTCTTCAGACGATTATTCCTGATAACTCTCTCATTCGTCGTCGGTGGCGTTTCAGTGACCTCTTTGATGCGGCTCCGGGCACATCCGATTGGTCAACTGCAAATGGTCGCGGTGAACTAGATGAATTGCACGTTGCAGTTTACGACACAACAGGTGACATCACTGGGTTTGATGTTGATGTTAAAGGACAACGTACCGCTTCAGTTATCGAAGTGTTCCCTGCTATGTCTAAAAATCCAAGTGCAAAAACTACACAGGGCGGTAATAACTACTATGCAGATGTTATCTTCCGTAGTTCTGGTTTCATCTACTGGACGGATCATCTGGCCGCTGGTTCTAACTGGGGTACAGATATTGCAACAGGTACGGACTATACACTAGTAAGTGGTGTTGATGTTTCTGCACTGACAGGTGGAACGGACGATTATGCTGTAACTGCTGGTGAACAGGAACTTGCTTATGACAAGTTTGCTGACACAGAAAATCTGGATATCAACCTCGTATTGGGTGGTCCAAGTTCAGCTGTTGCTGACACAATTGCTGGACATGACACTCATGTAACAATGATTACTGACCTTGTTGAACTACGAAGGGATTGCGTTGGTTTCGTATCTCCTTATCGTGCGGCAACAGTTGGTGTTACATCTTCGATTACTGCAACAGAAAATGTCAAAGACGCATTTGATGCTTGCCCATCGTCTTCTTACATGGTATTCGATAGTGGATACAAGTACATGTATGACAAGTATAACGATGTGTATCGATTTGTACCACTGAATGGTGATACTGCTGGACTTTGTGCATACACAGATGGTGTTGCTGATCCTTGGTTCTCGCCTGCTGGTTATAATCGTGGTGGTCTTCGCAGTGCGATTAAACTCTCTTACAACCCACAGAAAGCAGATCGTGACATTCTTTACAAGGCACGGATTAATCCAGTTGTTGATTTCCCCGGCCAAGGTGTTACACTCTTTGGTGACAAAACTGCTCTTTCTCGCCCAAGTGCATTTGACCGCATTAACGTGCGCCGACTGTTCCTTGTTCTTGAAAAGGCAATTGCCACTGCTGCTAAGTTCCAACTCTTTGAGTTCAACGATGAATTCACAAGGGCTCAGTTCCGTAATCTGGTAGAACCCTTCTTGCGGGATGTGCAGGGTCGTAGAGGTATTTTCGACTTTAAGGTAGTTTGTGACACAACTAATAACACTGGTGAGGTCATTGACCGTAACGAGTTTATTGGGGACATCTACATCAAACCAGCAAGGTCAATCAACTTTATTACACTAAACTTCATCGCCGTTCGAACTGGTGTTGCGTTTAGTGAGGTAGGAGGTTAATCATGGCTAATATAGATGACTTTAAAGCAAGCTTAATCGGTGGTGGTGCAAGAGCCAACCAATTTAGGGTAACTATTACTCCACCATCAGGTATCGCAATTGGTCTTGATACTCGTAGAACTTCGTTTCTTGTTAAGGCTGCAGCACTGCCATCCCGTGCAATCACTGAAATTCCTTTGAAATTCCGTGGTCGTACAATCTACATGGCGGGTGATCAGACTGAACCAGAAACTTGGGAAGTTACGTTTCTTAATGACACTGACTTTGGAATTAAGAACGCAATTGAACTTTGGTCAAACGGTATCAATGGGTTTGCAACAAACACTGGTGTAATTGCTCCTTCTGATTATCAGACGGACCTTACAGTGGAACAACTTGATAGGGACGAAGCAGTTCTGAAAACATACATTCTTCGTAATTGCTGGCCAACAAACTCCGGCGCGGCGATTGAACTAAGTATGGATACTGAAAGTGCGATTGAAGAGTTTTCTGTAACTTGGAGATATCAGTATTTTGATGCATCCGGCGTAAGTATCTAAATTGAACCTACTAAATAGAGGGTAGGAGACATTATGGCAGAACTATTTGGTTTTTCAATACAAAGAGCATCTAAGGATGTGGGGCCTCGTGAGAAAACTTTCACGGACCCCACTCCTGATGATGGTGCAATTGAGGTTGCAGGCGGTGGATTCTTTTCATCTGTACTAGATACGGATGGACGGGAACGCAATGACCTTGACCTCATTCGTCGGTATAGAGATATCTCTATGCAGTCAGAGTGCGATGCTGCGATTGAAGACATTGTGAATGAAGGTATTATTTCTAATCTAAATGATATTCCAGTAAATATTGATTTAACAAACTTACCGTATCCTGATAAAATTAAAAGACGTATGAGAGCAGAATTTAGTGAAGTTCTGCGACTTCTTAATTTTAACGAGAAGGGTCATGACATTTTTCGTCGTTGGTATATCGATGGTCGCCTGTACTATCACAAAGTTATTGATTCCAAAGACCCGCAAAAAGGTGTAACTCAACTTAGACACATTGACCCGACTAAGATTCGTAAGGTACGAGAAACAAAGAAAGACCCTGATCCAAAGCACAATGGTATTGAGATGGTCAAAAAAGTAGATGAGTATTTTATCTATAATGATAAAGGGTTTGCGTCAGCTGGTGTGCAAGGTAACGATCAGGGTATTAAGATTGCACCCGATTCTATCGTATATGTTCCGTCAGGACTTCTTGATAATAACTCAGGTCGAGTTATCTCGTATCTACACAAAGCAATCAAACCAGTTAATCAGTTGCGTATGATTGAAGATGCGATTGTTATCTATCGTATCTCTCGCGCACCTGAGCGTAGAATTTTCTACATTGATGTTGGTAATCTACCCAAGATCAAAGCAGAACAGTATCTAAAAGATGTGATGAACCGTTATCGTAACAAGTTGGTATACGATGCAAGCACAGGTGAAATTCGGGATGACCGTAATCACATGTCTATGTTGGAAGATTTCTGGCTTCCTCGCCGTGAAGGTGGTCGAGGCACAGAGATTACAACACTTCCCGGCGGTTCTAATTTGGGAGAGATTGATGATATCGTATATTTCCAACGGAAACTATACCGTTCACTTAACGTGCCGATTTCAAGACTTGAAGCCGAAAACGGATTTAGTCTTGGACGAGCCTCTGAAATTACTAGAGACGAACTCAAGTTTACCAAATTCGTACAACGTATTCGTAAGAAATTCGTCCCCCTATTCACTGACTTGCTCAAGACTAACCTACTCCTTAAAGGTGTAATCTCACCAGAAGATTGGCCGCGTATGCAAGAGCATATTCAGTATGACTTTATGGAAGATGGTCACTTTGCAGAGTTGAAAGAAGCTGAACTTCTTAATGACCGCATTCAAACACTTGACGGTATTCAGTCTTACATTGGTACATTCTTCAGTAAAGAATATGTGTTGAAGAAAGTTCTGAATATGACCGATGCAGAAGTTCAAGAGATGCGTGATCAGATGAAGAAAGAACTTGAAACTGATCCATTGGATGGTGGAATTGATATGCCAGATGGTGGTGACGGTATCACAAGATATCCACAAGATGCTGGTGGTGGTGTAATTGCACCAGACCAAATGCCAGATTATAAAGACCCAGAACAAGATGGACAACCAGATGATGATCAAAGATTTGGAAAAGGAGATAAAAAATGAGTAAAGAATTTGTAGACGCAATTGTTGGTGGTAATAATCTTGAAGCAGAGAAAGCTTTCAGTATCACAATGTCAAGTAGGGTCGGTGATGCTTTAGAAGTTAAACGCAAAGAACTTGCAAATACTTTTGTAAATTCGAGTTATGTAGATCAGGAATCGGATGTAAATGACCAAGAGGATTGAGGAAATCTATGAATCTACAGTTGTAGAAAGGGATGAACACAGGAAATCTAAGCAATATAAGCGTCTTTCACCCAAAATGAAGGATGCAGTGGACGATTTGTTCAAAAAAATGGATGCGAAACCTTCAGATTTCCTAAATAGTTTCGA